ATGGCCTATTTCGAGAAGCGCGGAAGCTCCTGGCGTGCCCAGGTTCGCCGCAAAGGATATCCAACCCTGTCAGCCACCTTTGACACCAAGGCAGAAGCCCAGCGATGGGCGGCCGAGATCGAAGGGGATATGTCGCGTGCGCGGTTCGTGGATATCCGCGAGGCCGAAAGCACGACACTGGCCGAGGCCCTGAAGCGGTACCGACGCGAGGTAAGCGATCACAAAAAGGGTGAGAAGCAAGAGGGAGTCCGCATAAAGCGGTGGATGGAAGATCCGCTGGCGGAGAAGTCGCTGGCCTCGCTCAAGTCTTCTGACTTGGCCGCCTGGCGTGATGAAAGGCTGAAAGAGGGGAAATCCACCGCAACGGTTCGCCTGAACCTGGCCATCATCAGCCACCTATATACAGTGGCCGCGAAGGAGTGGGGGATTGAAGGGCTGGTAAACCCATGCCGGAACCTGCGGATGCCAGCCGGCAGTAAGTCGCGCGATCGCCGACCGACCAGCGATGAGCTGATCCGGATATATGCCGAGGCTGCGAAGATTCACCACGAGCTGCCGGTCATTATCGAACTGGCAGCCGATACGGCCATGCGCCGATCTGAACTGGTATTGCTGCGGCGCGACCAGATCAAAGGAAAGGTCGCGCACCTTGAAGACACGAAGAACGGTTCTCGCCGCCTGGTGCCGCTCTCGAGCCGGGCACGTAAGCTTTTGGACGAACTGCCGAAGCAGATCAATGGCCGCGTGTTTTCCCTGTCGCCTCAGTCCGTGAGCAACTACTTTCCGCGCGCCTGCAAGGCTGCCGGCGTGGTAGGGCTGACCTACCACGATCTGCGCCACGAGGCCACGAGCCGCCTGTTCGAGCGCGGCTTCACGATGATGGAGGTCGCGAGCATCACGGGACATAAGACCCTCGCAATGCTGCAGCGATACACCCATCTTTGCCCAAGCGCGCTGGCCGACAAGCTCGGCTAGTCACGCTACACCTCTCAGCTTCGGCGGCTCACGCCGCTTCCTGCCTACCTTCGGCGCCTTGTGTTCGCCGCTCTCATACTCCCGCAAGAATCTTCTGACCGACTCTGTACGCCAGCAATGGCGAACGCCTTGCTTGAATCCAGGCGGCAACCAGTTTGCCCCGTCACGGATGGCAGAGCGTATCGCGCATTCTGTTCGGTTCAGCATCTTCGCCAGTTCTGGCACATGCAAAATCTCAGGCTCCATCCCTCACCCCCTCACCGTTACGCCGGCTGCTTCGATAGAGCGCCTTGCCTCTGTCCGCCCAATTACCCAATAGCCGTCTTCGTCAGTTCGATACGCTGATGCCAGATCGATCACCAACTCCCGCCGCGACGCCAGCCACACATTCCGCATCTGCTGCTTCAAATCCTCGAACTGCTCGCGGTGAGGCTGCCTGTCCCACCACGCCTCGAACTCTGCTATCGCCTTGTCTGTGTGCTGCATCTCTATCTCCTGCTGCGTGTGGTGTTAGGCGGCTGGCTGCCGTGGTCGAACGATGACTTCATGCGTCTCGGCGCACTCCCGGCAAAGCGCCGCCATGTCGCCCAGGTAATCGAGTTTGTAGCCTGCACCCTTCACCAGCTCATCCTTTATCGGGTTGCCCCATGAGTCGTTGCCGTCCTTGTCCGGGTATCTGTAGTCGAGGTTGGCGTCGTAGAAACACTTCCCGCCGCACTTGTCGCAAAGGTAGTAATCAGCCGCGGCCATGGCGCACGTCTCCTTGCCCGCCGACTCTCGCCGGCAGGCTGTTTAATGGGGTGGGGTTAGGGGGTGACAGCCAGACTCAGCAGCTGTGGGTCAGTGGCGAGCAGTTCGGTCGTCCTCGCCACCTTTTACGACCCACTCCCATACGGGGCGGCCATTGCTAACCAGGTAGGCGCCTGCGTGCGGGCCGAGCCGCATGCGCTGCTGCTGGCGAATCATGGTCACGCCTCTAACAACCTTCTCGTCGCCGGCCTTCGGCTTCTTGCGCGCAGATGCAGTACTGAAGCGGATGCTGTCGATGCGTGGTTCAGTCATTCACCCCTCCTTCGCAGCCATGGCGGCGTCGACAGCAATGTGCTCGTCGATTACGGCAATCCAGTTATCCCCGTAGATCTTGCTCATGCCGCTGTCGCAGTCCCGTTCGATGTGGCGGAACCGCTCCGCATCCTTCCGCAGCGCCTCGACCTCGGCGCGGAGCTGGTCCCGCTCGGCGGTCACGGCTGACAGGGCGACGTAATGCTCGTCGCGCTTATCCATCGCTTTGATCAGGTAATCGTCGAGGTCAATTTCTTCCCCGCACGCCCAGCAGCAACCGTCGAATTCGTTTCGCGTTTCCAGCGATGTCATCTCGTGACATTTCCAGCAGCTAATTTCGTGCTTCTGGCTCATTCCACTGCCTCCAGCGCCTTGGCGGGGTAAATCTGCACGCTGCCGGCGTGGGCCTCGCTCTCTACGGCGTAGCCCTCTGGCGTCAGTTCGGTGGAGTAGGTGCCACAGATACGGCCCTGCCATTCGCTGCCGGATGTCTTGCGCACACGTTGGTGCATGGCGAACTTGCCGTCCTGCTCCCCGGTCGGCGTGTAGATGGCCCGGATCGGCCAAGTTCCATCGTCAAGGGTGTTCTCGTAGTGGCGCTGATCCATGAAAGAGTTCCAGGCGCCGTCTCGGCCTTGGAACTGGTAGCCGACCAACTCCATCGCCGCCTGCCCATCCCTGAACCCCTGCGCTGCGGCTGTGGCCATGTCGACGGCGGTGTAGGTGTCGGTTGGAGCTGGCGTGAAGTGGTGGCCGCAGCCGATGCAACGCTTCGATTCGTCATCATTGCCGCATCCGCCGCATGGCTCTGATCTCGGCAATAGCGCGGCCCGCGCACGGCACCACGGCTCCCCGCAGTTGAGGTTCATCGGGTCGCACTCGTCTAGCATCGCCTGCAATGCCTCGCGCAGCCGCTCCACCTCAGCCTTCGCAGCCCCCAGCTCAGCGCCGATTGCCTTCAGTTCTTTCAGTTCGCTCTGTGTCATGTCCTTTGTCCTTTGTCCTGTGTTGGTGGGCGGCAGCGGAAACAGGCGCATTGGCCGATCCGCTTGCCGTCCGTGCGGCAGAAGATTGGTGCGTTCACAGCGGCAGCGACTCCTGCACCGCAAGGCATTCGGCCTCGCCGTGGGGCAAGGGCTTGTCCTGCCAGCAGATCAGCGCGACAAGTTCGTCAGTCGGCGTGTCGGTCACGTCCATCCAGTCGCTGTGCGTGGCCTTGAGTTCGTTCGGATGCAGCCAGCGCGAGTGCGTGCGATCCGGCGACAGGCAGTAGCGGAATCCTTGGTCGCGTAGGGTCATTTCCTGCGGCCTCCGTGCGTTGTGGCCGTCCAGCCGGCGCTAGATACCTGGTTGCCGTGGTCAGCTATCAGGCTGTCGATCAGGGCGCCCATGTAGGCGACGAGGCCGCTGACTGTTTCACCACGGGCCGTTGCGCTGTGCGTGTGCTTCTCGCCGTTCGGCAGTACGAACCACGCACTGGCGTTCCAGTCCGAAGGGCGCCGCGGCTCAGTGCCGCGAACAACTGGCCGCGACACTCGGTTGTCGATTGAATAGAGCGTCACGATGCAGCTCATGGCTGGCACACCTCGAGCAGATTGTCCGAATTGAGGCGCCCGAGCGGCGCGGCTATGAACCGATCCATTGCATACACACCCCACGGCTGACCGGATAAGGTCGCCTGCGCGGCTGCGTGAATGATGGCGTCGAGCGCTTCGCTGAATCTCATGCCATATGCTCCAGTGCCCTGCGGGCGAATGCCGCCAACTCACGCTTCGGATCGCGGCGGCGCTTGAGTACGGTCGTCGGGTCGTGCCACCGCTTGCGCTCAATTGGCTTCACTTCGCGGAAGCCTTCGACCTGCTGGATGGGTACGCCTGATTCGGCGACGAGTCGTGAAAGCCAGGCAGCATCTTTCGCCCGGCCCGCTGGGGTTAGGTTGCAAAATGTCATGGGATGTACCGGTTAGGAGGGCGCGCGGGGCGCCCTGGGTGGATCAGATCAGCAGCGAGCGGGCGCCGCGGTACGGGCTAAAACGGGATGTCGTCGTCGAAGCTGTCGTAGTCCGGCGCCGGTTGCTGGCGTGCGGCTGGCTGCTGCGGCTGAGCTTGCTGGCGTGGTGCCGGCTGCTGCCGCGCTGCATCCTTCTCCGGCCAGTCGATGATTTCGGTGCCTTGGCCGACATGAATCTCTGTCGCGTACCGCTTGATCCCGTCCTTCTCGTACTCGCGGGTCTTCATCTTGCCGCAGACCAGAATGCGCTTGCCTTTGTGCAGCCACTCGCCAAGGAACTCGGCGGTCTTGCCGAAGGCAACGCAGCGCACCCATTCGGTTTGCTCGACCTTCTGCCCGGTCTGCTTGTCCTTGTAGCTGTCGTCGACGGCAATGTTGAAGTTGGCGACGGCGTTGCCGTTTGGCATGAAGCGAACTTCAATTTCGTTTCCAAGACGACCGATGCCGCGCCATTCGTTGAGATTGGCCATTCTGGCTCCTTACTTGATTCGGATTGATGATTGGCCGCGCTCGAGGCGCGCACCGGGCACTTCCTCGCCGGCCTTAAGCTTGGCGGCGATGGCAGTCTTGTCTGGCGCGATCTCGGTCTTCACGCGCATCAGGTCGTCTGGGATGCTGTTCTCGTCATCCACGACTACTGATTCGCGGCCTTTGGCCAGGGTGATGGTGAATAGTGGGCAGCTGATCTTCGTCATCCCGCACGCTTCCATGTTCTCGCGCAGGTACTCCTTGATCTCGCGCTGTCGGTTGGTCACGAGCCGCTTGCGCTCCTGCAGGCGCTCGATTTCCTTGTCCAGCGCAGCAACGTCGGCGTCGAAGTTCAGGATGACGTGCGACACGGCAAGCGCCTTGTCGTTGAACTCGGCTTCTATGCCCGCCATCGTGTCGCGGATGGCGACGGCCAGATCCTCGTCGGCCGTCTCCTGCAGCGTGGCCAGCTCCTTGAACTGGCCGGTAATCTCGTAGAGTGCGCTCATGCTGCGGCCTCCTGCTTCGGCTCGAGCTCGGACTTGCGGTCGTCAAAGGCTTTCGCAAGGCGCTTCACGAACGCGTCTTCCTTGCGGCGCGTAGCGGTTCGGACGTAGGTTGTGTGCAGGCTCTTGAGCTCGTGCATAGTGGCTGCGGTTGCCATCGTGTCGAGCGCGGCCTTGAGCCAATCCAGTCGCTCCTGCTTCTGGCGTTCTGCTTCGGCTTCCTTGTTCTCGGCCTGCTCCAGCTTGCTCTCTTGCTTCCGCTCTTCCACGTAGTCGCGGTCTTCCCACATGCCCATGTGGATATCAGCAGCGAAGCCGAGCGGCTGCAGGCACTTGCCAATTGCGTCAGTCAGCGACTTCTTCGCCGCCTCCCAGTCGGTAATGATCTTTCCGCCCTGCAGTAGAACGAACGGGGTGTGGCCATAGTGGGTGACCGTGCATTTCTTGCCGTCTGCCCCGACATACCAAAGCTCAATTCGCAGTGTGTGGACCTTGGCCAGAATCAGCGGGGCGTCAGGCCATTCCTTTGTTGGCGCCTGAAGCGGCGCACCGTCATCGTATCGTTCGTCAACAACAGTCCAGCCCCAGCCTTCGCCGCACGGACCAAATACCTCGGTAGCCTTCCGCATCAGGTAGGTCGGCTTGATTGCGGTGCCTTTGAAGCCGCCCATGCCGGTGTACGACTTGGTCATGTCCGGGTCGGTCTTTTCGACCTGACTCCAGATCCTCATCTTGTCGTTCATGCTCAGCCTCCGAACAGGTAGTAAATCGCCGCCTCACTGATCAGGCCGAGAGCCAGGACAGCGAAGGGGATGGAGAAGATCCAGATGACCCACCACGCCGCTGCGAATGAGTGGCCTGTGGGGGTGTCGTCGTAGGGGAGAGGGATAGTGCGGTTCATGGGGTCACCTTGCGGTAGCCGGCGTTGTAGAGATATGTGGCTCCGTGGATGTCACAGCGGCCAAGCGCATCTGAAGCTATTTGCTCTATGGCCTTCTGCCGCTCTTCCGCCGCGATCTGCTCGGGAGTGCGGATAGGGCGGAACGTACCTTCAGGCGAATAGAACACTCGGTCATCGCGCTTGAAGACGGCGACATGGGCATCCTTGATTTCGGTATGCGCCAGAACCTCGTCAACCGCGTCCCAGCCGCCTTCGATGTCGTTCTCTACTTCGCACGCAACTCCAACTGGCGGCAGGCCTTCGCCGGTCCAGGCTGAAGGGCGCGGCACTAGCAGCGCCTCCTTTGATGAGTAGTACCCTCCCGGCCCCCACCTTGTGTCGGTGCCGTTCGCATACATTGCGCTAAGGGTTTCGTCTGCGTTCCGTCGAATCCAGCACGCGCTGTGCGCTGAATCCATAGGCAGATAATGCGTGGTTCCTTCCGGCGCCTTGCTCCAGTCGATCTCTTTCATCTGATTGCTCATAGCGGCGCCCCGTTGCTTATCCGATCTGCCAGGCCGTATGCGACAACCCAGCCTGTGAACGCTGCAAGGGCGATTGCGAAGCCGCGCCAGAAGGCGTAGCGGCGTGCTCGTTGGTACGATGACGCCATCACACACCCCCCAGCAGCGCAACGTAGGCGAGAGCCGCTAAGAAAGGCGCCACTCCGCCATACAGCAGGAAGGCGCCGGCTAGGTTCTTCAGGGTCATGCCGCCTCCTCCTGTGCTGGTAGCAGGAACTCGCTGACCCGACCGGATAGGGCTTTCAGGTTCGCTACGACTTCTTCTGGCGTGCCGCCGTGCTCTTCGCATAGATAGACACGATCTTCAATCGTGTACGTGTAGCTGTGGTCGCTGTAATCAGTCGTGGCTGGCACGACGTATGCGTGCACGCCGTCGATGTGGCCCGAGTAGCTCATATGCGCGTGGTACCGGCCGGCGCCGTTCACTTCCAGGCACACGCTGAACAGGTCAAGCAGCGCGTTGCGGATGTCGTTGTTCATGCTGCCTTCCTCTCCTGCTCAGCGAGCAGCGCGTCGTGGATTTGCTTAAGCCGGCGCAGGTCGCCGACGGTTATGAATCGCTCTGGGTTGTCTAGGTCATCCGGGCAGCCAGCCGTGCAAATCTCGTGGCTATCCTTGATGGTCCCGTGCCATAGGTCCGATTCGCGGGCGAACGGCTCCAGAGCTTCGATGAGCTCGTCAGTTGTCATGGTGGATACCTCGGTTGCCCGGATGGGCGATGGAATGGGTGATGCGATGCATCGGGGAGCCAGCTGTGCTACTGAGCGCGGGGTGTTACGAGCACCTTGTTCCGCTTGCGCTTCACTGGCTGCCGTAGGAGATATGGGCTGCCCAACTGGCTCTCCGATGCAGGCTCTTAACGTGAGCCATTCGGCCGTCTCAACGGGGTGTAGTGGAGTCCCGCCAACGGCTGCCGGTGTTTTTCAGCAATCGGGGCACTTGCCGGCTTATCCCCGTCGCGGATATCCCGAAGGTCCGCCGCGCGCGGATGTGATTCATGGCGCTACCAGCACCGGGCGCCCTCGGTTATTACAGGCCCGTTAGGGTCTGGTCTGGCTGGCTCAGGAGGGGGTTATTTGGTGCGGGCTGCGAGCATGGCGTCGGCTATCCGGTACGATTCCTCGGCGACATCCTTGTGCACATACGGCAGGCGGTCGCCGTGGTGTTCCATCAGGATCGGGAGTGCCTTTGCTGCAAAATAGTCGCGAACTGTCATGCCGGCGCTGGGAAGCGTTTTCCTTATCTCATTGCCCGAGATGAACTTGTTTCCGCCTTCGCATGGAAACGCCGGCCCGCCTGTTTCAGTCGTCATCACTTCTCTCCTTTCTCTCTCCACCACTCCCACCCCCACAGCGCAGCTAGTACGCAGATGAGGAGGAGGGTTTGGGGTAGGGTTAGCATGGGGTGCTCGGGGGTGCAGGGAGTGGCATCCAGTGGGTCGGCCAGAACATCGGGTCGACCCAATAGTCGTCATGCTCGATGTTGTCTTCGTCGGCAAACGGGTGGAACTCGTCGCCCATGAAGGTGAAAGGCACGACGATCTTTCGCCCGCCTTCCTGGTTATACGACTGAAGCGCGCAAAGGCCGTGCTCTCCATCCGCTGGCAGCCGCTCCTCAACGCTTATCCATTCGCTCATCTCATCCTCCTATGTGCTGATGGGTGCCCATGGGGCGGGTCTGTGAACTACCAAGGATTCCTTGACAGTTCGCTCTCCGTTGCGCGCTATGCCGAGTCGTCTCAGGCCCTGGTCAGCTACTGGCGTCTTCCAGGGCGGCGGTTGCGCAACTTCGCGTGGCTGCATGTGGAGCCACGGCCAGTTCCAGAGCTGGCATGGGGCGGGGGATTTGTTGATCGCGCTGTATGCCGAAGCAGACCCCGCCGCGATGTTCCCAATCTGTTAAAGAGCGATGGGCGACTTTCGAGGCCCTGACGCGGTGCTGCTGCGTCGATGGGTGAATATTGCCGGCGGAATTTATTCCCGTCAATGCCTGCGGCAATAATTTTTCTTTCGGGCGCGCGAATGCCGCCAGGCGGTCACCGGCAAAATCATCTGGAAGGGGAAACAAAAAGCCCCGCTAGGTGCGGGACTTGAGAGTGCTGCTTATCGGCTACAGATCGCCGTCGTAGCTGTGCGCGACGTACCGGCCGATCACGGAAATGTGCTCCAGCTGGTCGGGGCTAAGGCTCTCTTCCGGGTACTTCGACGCATTGTCGGAGCGGATCAGAAGCCCGCCATCAAAACGCTTGTACAGCCGCTTGATTCGGAGCTGGTCGCCGTAGCGGATGCCATAAATCTTGCCGTCTACGATATCCCGCGCATCAAGGTTGAGCGTGACCTTTGCGCCCGGTGGCAGGCTGGGCCACATAGAGTCGCCTGTTACAAGGAAATCATAGAGCCTGTGCGGATTCAGGCGCTTGCGCCGCACCCAATCCATTCTATAAGCGTTGCCCTGGTCGCGATGTACTTCTTCCAACACCATCTCCCCGCTGCCGGCGCTAAACCGGACTTCGACCCGAGGAACGATGATGAACTGATCATCCGGCAAATCCTCAGGCGCTTCCCAAGCTAATACGTTCGACACCTGGAACGGCTCTTCGGCCATCTCATGCCGGGGTTCGCTATCCGTTGCTTCGCCTGCGGTTGATCCCGCCAGCTTTGCTATCTCGCTCGCAAGTCTAGGGCTGAACGCCTCTATAGGAATGCCGTAAATGCGCGCTACCCCGGCAGCAAATGCCATGTTCAAAGCTATTCGGCCGTTTAGGTAGTTGCTGAAGGTGCCCTGGCTTATCTCCAGACGAGCGGCCGCTTGCTCCTGAGTTATTCGCTCGGATCTCGGCTTGCCCGCGTTGAACGCCTCGATTGCCGCTTTAGCTGCGGCGCACTCGGCCAGCTCCCACGGTTCTAGGTCGCGTTTTTTGGTGGCGTCTTTCATTCCTAGCACTTTATTCCCGCCGTGCATAAATTACTAATTCCGCAGGCATTGACACTTTAATTTCCGGCGGCAATAATCGGCACCAAGACTCACGAAGGATTGGTTCCATGCAAAGCATTCCTCTCACCAAATTTGCCGATGAGCTTGGACAGGCCAAGGCAGCACAAGCGCTTGGCGTCACCCAAGGCTCGCTCAGCAAGGCGTTGAGGGTTGGCCGTCATGTGTTCGTTATCCGTCACGAGAGTGGCACCTATGAGGCTATGGAGCTGCGGGCCTTCCCGGCCCAGGGGCGCGCCAAGCAAGGCGCAAGTATCGACCAGTGGCTAGAGGCGCTCTGTCCTCGGACGCACGAAGCCGCATAACCCTATTCAGTAGCGATAAGGAGAGTCATCCACATGTACGCAAATTCAGAAGACAAGCGAAGCATCCCGCGCAAGGTTCGGTTTAGCCCGGCTATCGATCGCATCTTGCAGAAGGCATCCCACCGCGCAGGTATGCAGCACGCGACATTCCTTTATGAACTGATCGAGTTCGGCATTGAGAACGGGGCGCTTGATGAGCTGATCCGCGAACACCAGCGGAAGACTACAGCGGCCTGAAGGCCCTTTGGAGGGTCAAGTGCCTGAATCTGCCAATAGTGAGCAAAAGCTCGCAGATCAAGAAGAACTGCTTCGAGCAGTCGCTGCAAGCCTTGGGAAATCAGTTGATGAGGTTTTCGAGGAGCTTGTTGTGACCTCGATTGCCATGGGGGGGCTGACGGTCGCCAGTAGGCCGAAGGCTCCCGTCCTGCGTTTGGTCGGGACAAATGGGGATTCTTGAGGCCCTCGATAGTGCCTCCAAGCACTTCGGAATCTCAAGGCACAAAAAAGCCGCCTGGCAGGGCGGCTCTTTAACTAACGAAACGAGATAAACGACATGACTAGTGTAGCCATAGACCTCTTCAAGAGCAACAACATCCCTTCCGTATCGGTAGTGGACATTTCGCCAGAGCTGGCTCGCCAGTGGCTGAACCTCAACATTGGCAACCGCCCCGCCAGCCAGGCCCACGTTGCCAAGCTTGAGCGCTCCATCCGCGAGGGAAAGTGGAAGATGACGGGCGACCCGATCCGCTTTTCCAAAACCGGCAAGCTGATCGACGGCCAGCATCGCCTACAAGCCATTCTTAACTCTGGCGCCACAGTCCAGTGCGTGGTTATGCGCGACCTCGAAGACGAGATCTTTAACGTCATCGATAGCGGCAAGTCGCGCCAGAAGTCGGACATTCTGTTTATCGAGCTTGGGCTGCCGGTTGAAACCTGCAAAGTCCTAGCGTCGGCTTGCGGCTGGGTCATCGACTATGAGCGTGAGCAGTATGGATTCCACGGCAAGGCCGATAAGTCGGATGTTCTGGAATTTGTCACTGCCAATCCCGCGCTGATTGAGAGCGCGATCTACGCGCAGGCACTCCCGCATCAGTCCCCCGTTCCGCGCTCGATTGCCGCCTTTTTCCACTTCTACGCTAGCCGCCGCAATCAGCACAGCGCCGAGCGATTCCTTGAGCGTTTCATGGTTGGCACGGTAGATGGCGCCGATGACAACCTGCTGCATCTGCGGAACCTGTGCTTTACCTCGAAGCTGAACCGCCGCCAGCTGGGCCGCCCTGAAATCATCTGGCGCATGATCAAAATCTGGAACTCCGAGCAGCGCGCTAAGCCGATCCGGTATTTCAGCAACACCGCCGTTCGCCAGGGCGAAGCGTTCCCAACCTTCATCTAACTATAGGAGAGGGGCGGGAAACCGCTCCTCTATTCAGCATGAGCGACAACATCATTCAATGCCGGATTAGCCTGGTGAAGGTCGTGAACCGATTCCGCAAGGACTTCGGTGATATCGACAGCCTGGCCGCCAGCATTGCCGAGCTAGGGCTATTGCAGCCTATCGGTGTCGATTCGAGCTATCGGCTGGTCTTTGGCGAGCGCCGTCTGCGTGCTTGTCAGGCGCTTGGCTGGGAGAAGATCCCGGCTCGCACCGTACACCTTGATTCGATCCTGAAGGGCGAGCTTGCCGAAAACGAGTTTCGCAAGGACTTCACCCATTCCGAGCGCGTTGCGATTGGCGAGGCTATTGAGGCTGAGCTAGGCAATCGGAAAGGTCTTAATCAGCACTCCGAGGGTCCGGAAAATTTTCCGGATGCTCCGAAAGGCGACACACGCGACCTCGCTGCCAAAGCTGCCGGCTTCGGCAATGGCAAGACCTACGAGCAGGCCAAGAAAGTCACCAATGAGGCCGCGCCAGAACTTGTGCAGGCGATGGATGAGGGGCGTGCTTCGGTATCTGCTGCCGCCTCACTTCTGTCACTTCCCAAGGAAGAGCAGGCCGTCATCGCTACTGGCGACAAGAAAGCCATCCAGAGGGCCTCAAAGGGGGCCAAGACGCGCTCTATCGAACTAGCCCGACCCGACATAGCGGAACACGTCCTGCGCATCATCAACGCGATGGATGTGCTTGCTCGCTTCGCTTCGAGTGAGGGCCTATCTCCGAACGAACTGGCCGACCGCTTCCTTGAAGACGTCGATCTTTCTCAGCCAGGCATTGCTGACCGCCTGGCCGCCACTCTGCCGTTCATGGATGCCATCGGCCGCATTGCTGCCGAACTCGATCTTGAGGAGGCCGCATGAGCTTTCAGGCTATGGCCTGGGCAGTCGGCCAGAAGCTGCCCATGAAAGAGAAGTTCGTTCTTCTGATGTTGGCCAACCGCACCAACCACGACACCGGCCGCTGTGATCCGTCGCACCGTCGCATTGCCGAAGACTGCGGAATGAGTCCTGCCACCGTAAAGCGTGCCATCAAGGAATTGGTCGCTGGCGGATATCTGTCTGTTGAAAACCGGGTGAAGAACGGCGAGAAGCAGCCCAACCAGTACAAGCTGCATCTCGACCGGGTAGGGTCACACAGCACCTACCCCCTGCAAGAGGCATCCGAAGTAGGGTCACAGAGCACCAAGGTAGGGTCAGACAGACCCAACCTAGGGTCAGAGGGAACCGAGGGGGTAGGGTCACAGGGAGCTATAAAACAGGAATCTTCTAAACAGGAAGTTAAACAGGAAGAGAACCTGAAAAACCTGCCGGCTGCGACAAGCGCTGCCGGGGCAGTGGTGATTCCATTCGAGGCGCCGCGCGTAGAGATCCCCGCTGATATGCCGGGGCCTAAAGATCAGGGCTGCAAAACGTTCAAGACCTGGGCCAACTACGCGATGGCCTACCGCAAGCGCTATTCAGCCTGGCCGGTATGGAATGCGAAAGTCGGCGGCCAGATCAGCCAGCTGATCGACCGTCTAGGTATCGACGTTGCGCACAGCGTTGCAGCGTTCTACGTCACCGTTAACGACGCACGCCTGATCAACGACTGCCACAGCCTGAATCACCTGCTCGCCAAGTGCGAAGCCTTCCACACCCAATGGCAGACCGGCCGCCAAATGAACGGCCGCACCGCCCGCCAGATGGAAGACACCCAAGCCAACGTGAACGCAGCCCAAGAGGCCGCGCGCCTCATTATGGATAAGGAGGCGATCAATGCTTTCCTCTGATCAACTGGCCGCGCTAGCGGGTGCCGTGTGCGCCACTGCTGAAACGCTTGGCCAAACCATTAGCCCTGGTGCCGCAAAGATGATTGCGGAAGACCTGGCCGACTACCCAGCAGAAGACATTCGCGCCGCGCTGCAAGCCTGTCGTCGCGAACTGACCGGCAAGCTGACCCTCGCCGCGATCCTTCAGCGTGTACAGGCCGCCGATGGCCGTCCCGATCCGAACGAGGCCTGGTCGCTGGCCATCGCCGCTTCGGATGAGTTCGACAGCGTTGTCCTGACCGACGAAATTCAACTGGCCCTTGGTGCTGCCCGCGCCATCCTCGACGCCGGCGACAAGGTAGGTGCTCGCATGTCCTTCCTGTCCGCCTACCAGCGCCAGGTTGATACCGCTCGCCGTGAAGGCAAGCCGGTCAATTGGAAGCTGTCGCCCGGCTTCGATCAACAGCGCCGGCTGATGGCGGTGGAAGAGGCTGGCCGCCTTGGTCGACTCCCTGCGCCGGTTGTGCAGCAGTACCGCGCCCAACTGACCCACGAGCCGATCACTCAAGACGGCGCAGCCATCGCCGGCCTCATCACGGGCCACGTCGCTATGCCGACCCCTGAAGTTCGCGCCAAGTTGCGACTGGTGAAAGAGGCCGTTGAAGAGAGCCAGGCCGCGAAAGAGAAAGCCCGCCTCGCTGAAATCAAGGCGATGCAGGAGCGTTTCGAGGCGAAGCGCGCGGCGCAGCTAAAGGCCCTCAAGGAACTGGAGGCCAAGGCATGAACCGCTCCCGCTCAATGACCCTTCCCCAGCGAGTAATCGTCGACCAGCTCAAGGCCGATGGCTTCTCCGTGGATCAGGAAGAAAACACCGTCGTCCGCATGAAGCGCGGCAACGACTACCGACTTGTGCAGATGGACGGCTCGCAGAAGCGCGCTTTGGGGGCGAAGCGATGAGCAAGTGGAATGAGTTGAAGGCGCTGGCTGGCGATGAAGCGTTAAGCGAAAGGCCTTCTCGGCATATCTCTTGTGAGGAGTACCGGCGTGCGTTCGAGCTGTTTCTGGAGGAGGCGCAGCCTGCCGCCATCCTCGGTCTGATCGAAGAGGTTGAAGCGCTGCGCGAGAAGGTGTCAGAGCTGAATTTCGATGCCGCCCGCTACTGCTATCTGGCCACGACCACTTGGTCCGATGAAGTCACCGATGCGCTGTGCACCAGTGACAAGGACCAGATCGACCAGGCCATCGATGCAGAGCTGATGAGGGCTTCCGCATGACCGACTGCATGGAAATCACCGAAGCCTTCCACCAGGCCCGCACAGCTCCCGATGTAACAGATCGCGCTACTGGCCTAGAGGAGGCAGATCGGATAGGGGGCGTGGCGCTGGTACAGGCCAGGCTGCAGGGGCAGGGCGCTGAGGAATGCGAGGAGTGCGGCATCGAGATTCCTGCCGCTCGCCGCAAGGCCTATCCGTCCGCGGTGTGCTGCGTTGAGTGCCAGGGGATTCGGGAGGCGCGGAAATGATCCAGATCCTCCGTAGTGCGGCTGCTGCCGCTTTAGCTCTGGCCATATTCTATTCGGCGGTCGCGTTCTACTGCTGGGATTACAACCCCGGCAATTGGAGCAAAGACGCCAGGTTCATCGTCGCCTATATCGGCCTGATTGCTGCCGCATTTTCCGCGTTCCTTGCGTGGAATGGAGGTAAGCGTGGCTGACCTCATGCTCCGCTCCGACATCGATCGCCAACGCCTCATTGGCTTCCTGCAGGGCCTGGACCTCTCCAAGCCCCGCAAGGTGGCAATCACTGAGATCCGCAGCAAGCGCTCCGATGCCCAAAACCGTCTGCTCTGGCAGTGGAACAGCCTGATCCAGCAGCACCTGCGCGAATCGTTCGGCCAGATCGCCAGCGCTGAAGAGTGGCACGAGATATTCGTCAGCAAGCTCTGCCCGGCCGAGGTTCACCCGGTAGAGCTGCCAGACGGCACCCGCTATCGCGTAGGCCGGGCCAAGACTCGCAGCTTCACCATCGCCCAGATGACGGAATACCTCGAGCTGCTGGATGCGTACTGCGCCGAGCACCTGGGCCTGCTGCTGCCGCACCCGGAAGACCTGATGTACGCCATCTATGGCGAGAGGAGGGTGGCATGAGCCGAATAGTCAGCAAAAAACTGCGCGATTCGGCTCGAGGCCAGTCCTGCACCCTTCGCCTGCCTGGCTGTGGATTCGATGACGGCACAGTCGTTCTCGCCCATCTGCCGTGCGGACAGAAGGGAATGGGCATGAAGGGCCCGGACCAGATTGCCTGCTTCGCCTGCGACCACTGCCATTCCGTCCTAGACGGGCGCCGTAAGGGCGAAATCACCGAGGGCGACATGCTGCGCGCCCTGGCCGAAACACAACTGATCTGGCTCCGCGATGGGCTGCTGACTGTGAAGGGGGCGGCATGAAGACCTGCCCCGTAGACGCCACCCACAAGACAACGGCCTTCAGCAGCCGGCAGACCCTGTACTGCCACGACTGCCGCAAAGAACACCCATGGCCGCTAAAGCCCGGCCAGATACCCCTGATCGCAAACAACAGAGCCACAAGGAAGCCGCAATGAAAGCGCACGAGTTCCTAGGTAAAGCCCAAGCCCTGATGGAAGAGCGCGGCAAGCAGTACGACGCCCAGGACGGCGAGCGCTCCATGTGGCGCACCGTCGAGGCGTTCAACGCTATCACTGGCCGGAACCTGACTGAGGCCGAAGGCTGGCTGCTGATGCAGATCCTGAAGGACGTTCGCCAGTGGCAGACCACGACCTACCACGCCGACAGCGCCGAAGACTGTGTGGCCTATGCCGCGCTGAAGGCTGAGGCACTGAGCGGGCTGGCCAGCGCATGAAGATTTCTCGAATCGACGTAGTGGGGCAGAACGGAAATGACGGCGAGCACTACGACGGCCTTGGTCGGGCATGGCTCATTCAATCTGGCCTCATTGCCAGCAGCGGAGCGGGCGCTGATCGAAGCGGACAAGAAAGCGTGCTGGATCCGCTGGAAGGTGCGCGACCTCAAGGGTCCGGAGAAGCAGAGGCAGGGCAACGTACTGCTGGCAGCTGTTCCGGAGAGTGCGCGGGATGCCGTTGTGGCGGCTCTGAAGGCGAGGGGGAGTAGATGAATTTCCCGATCCGTAAAGCCTCAGCCCAAACCACGGTCAAGCCGGCGAAAAGTGCTGGATCGGGAAAATCCACCGCGAGCCAGGCTGAGGACGCGCTAGCCCTTCACCTGCGCGCGGAAGGCATCGAGGCCATCCGAGAGTACCGCTTCGCTGCTGAAGCTTGTGGAGGGCCTGGTAAGGGCCTGCGTGATCGTCTGGCCAAGGCTGGACTGCAGGACTGGCGCGCCGACTTCGCGCTGCTCGAGCACGGATTGCTGATCGAATGCGAGGGCGGCGGTTGGGCTGGGGGTAGACACACCCGCGGCGCCGGCTTCGCTGCCGACCTCAAGAAATACGACGCCGCTGCCCGCCTTGGGTGGCGCGTCTACCGCTGCGACCCCGCCATGATCAAGAGCGGGCGCGCGATCGAGACAATCCTAATTCTGATGCAGCAGGGGAGAGCAGCCTGATGGCCGCACGCGTATTCACAGACGAGCAGCTTATCGAAGCGCTCAAGACCATGACGAACGCGCAAGCGGCCAAGCACTTCGGTGTATGGACGCGCACGATCGAGGTTCGCCGGGCAAAGCTGGCTCGTAAGGGCTGGAGTCCTGAGCACGACATGACCAAGACCGTGCCGGATGGCTTTCACCTCAAAGGCACCTCGACGCTGTATGACGAGGACGGCAAGCCGAAGCTGCAATGGGTGAAGACGTCGATTGATCAGCAGCGGCAGGAAGAGTTGATGCTCGAGGCGGTCAAGGCGATGGCTGCCGAGATCCAGCCATGCGCCGCGCTACCTCTCCCAGCGCACACCAATGCCAAGCTGCTCAACTGCTACGTCATAACCGACTATCACATGGGCGCCAAGGCGTGGGGGGAGGAGACAGGCGCAGATTGGGATACCCAGATCGCTGAGCAGCTGCTTGTAGACTGGTTCGGCGCTGCCATTGCACAGTCACCAGACGCAGCCGTTGGCGTGTTCGCCCAGCTCGGAGATTTCTTGCATTGGGACGGCATCCAGGCGGTAACACCTACGTCCGGACATATTCTTGACGCCGACACGCGATTCCAAAAACTGATACGCGTGGCGATAGGTGCGATCCGCAGAATCACTGCAATGCTTCTCCTCAAGCACGAGCGGGTAATCCTGCTGATGGCTGAGGGAAACCATGATCTAGCCTCGAGCATGTGGCTTCGGGAAATGTTCGCCGCCCTGTATGCCCACGAGCCGCGGATCGAAGTCATCACCCGGCCAGATCCGTACTACTGCATCGAGCACGGCCAGACCTCGCTATTTTTCCATCACGGCCACAAGAAAAAGCTCGAGCAGCTCGAGACTGTGTTCGTTGCCAAGTTCCGCGAGATCTACGGTCGCACCAAGTTCAGCTACGCCCATACCGGGCACATGCACCACAACGTCATGCTCGAGCGAAACACGATGCAGCTCGAGCAGCACCGCACCCTGGCCGCCCCGGATAGCCACGCAAGCCGAGGCGGGTGGATCAGCGGGCGTGACGCCAAGGTCATCACCTATCACGCTGACCGGGGCGACGTAGGCCGAATCATTGTTTCCGTGGATATGCTCGAGGGAGAAGCCGCATGACCTACCCATCAGTTGTGTCAGCAGTAGTCCGGGCTCTGGCTGCGGAGACGATCAATAGCGCGGGGGGCTGTGACTTCCAGCCAAAGGTTCAGGCTGCGCGTGTACCGGGTGCAATCTGCGGCAAGGAAGAGGCGTTCCTCACGGACTGTTGGGTCCACGGGCGTCTCCACAAGGCGCTGCCGGCTCACTTATGGGATGCACTGACATCGAAGTACAGCACGCACCTTGACCGTAAGCACGCAGCCATGATGGCTGTTGCAGGTCGGGTGAAGTCACCAGCGCCGAAGCGGTTCGTCGAATGCGCGACCGCAACCTGGGCATTCCCGAAGCTGCCGGGCATTGATGGCAAACGCTCGACCAATGTGCTGCCGCCGGCTTGGTACGTGCTTGATAACTGGGATGAAGACGGTCGCCCGCAGAAGACATTGGAGCGGTGGCGCCGGGACATTCGCAGGGATCTGGAGCGCATGGTGGATCTGGCGTTGGTTGAGGCCCATGAAATCCTCTCGGCTGAGGGGATTCTTGCTGATCAGGCGGCGTGATTGGTAGGAATCCTCGCGAACGGAAAGATATTTGAGAGTACCTATTGCATCCGGTGAGCCAATGAGCCATCCTATGCCTATCTTGGTCATTTCACGCGTTGAGATGGCCGAGAGCAGGTGAATGCGCAGGCTGATGCGCGGCGTTTGGCCCGTAGATGACAGGGACTGAAACTGAGATCGCGCACGTAAACGGATGCGCGGCACGTCGTTAAGCAAGAATTCAAGCCGGAGATCAGCACCGGCCACCTGCACCAATTCAAGAGCCCAGCCTAACCGCTGGGCTTTTTCGTTTCAGCACCGGCATAAAGCCGCATGGATACTGGGCTTGAGGCAACTTTTCCCAGTTTTCAGCACCACCAGTTTCGGGCGCTAAAGGCCGTTTGAATGGCTCGCCACCATGCGCCCAACCCATAACCACTTGGAGGCATCATGTTCGGGTCACTCAACACAAGCGCCGGCAGCCAGCCTTCAAGGATTGGCCCGCCCTCTAAGGCAGAGCAGGCCGGTATAGCGTTTTACTCGGCTCTACTCAGCTCTGGGCGAGTGAGCTACGCCGCTCTTCAATCGAGCGAGCAAAGCGGTCAACACCTTCGCTGATATCGCTCTCTGCATCCGAGTCTGATAGCGCCGACTGAAGCATAGAGATTTCTTTCTCGAACTCTTCGAAGACCTTGGCCTGTTGATCGCTCGGGAATGATTTGATGACGGCTAGCAGTAGCGCGCTTGTGCCGAGGGCGTCCGCCTTCTGGGCATTGATCGCTCTAGCTAACATCATGATTGGTTCGCTCATGTCTGGCCTCCGGGCCGTTTCGTGTGGAAGCAAAACGCTATCACGGATGCGCCAGGCAAGAGCAAGCCATTACGAACACTCTCCAATCCCCGGCCTGCTTGCGATCGGCTACGCGCCACACGCAGCACACTGCGCGACCTGGCAACAGGTATCGCCCCGCAGACGTGCGGGGAATCGGGCTCTATTCCAGCTTCAACCAATTTCCGGCCCCACGCCTGCCTCCTTGCTCATAGGCGGATGGCAGCTGCGTGTGAGGCCGGACCTATTCACTCTGCCGCATAGCTGAGATGACCCATGCCAGAGAAAAGCCCTGACTTCTGGGTGGCGCTAGCTGCAGCCCTACGCGAACACGGCCTGGCCATGATGCTGACCTTCGTTCTGTCCTACATCCGAATCCACCTCTACGGCGACAAGAAGAGCCCATTGGCCAGACTGCTCGAATCAACATTCGGTGCGCTGCTGATCATGCTCGTCGGCTTAGGGGTGAACGCCATGGGTGCTAACCTGGCCTGGACATTGTTCGCTGGCGGGCTGATCGGTTTGCTTGGTGTGGATCAGGTGCGGGCGCTGGCCGGCAAGTGGGCGGAGCGCAAGGTGTCGCAATGAAACGCCTCCACGCCATCCTCCTGATCCTCCGCATCGCAGCCTGTGTCGCTGTGATGATCGGGATAGAGGTGTGGAGCTACTGGAGGCGCAGAGATGGATAGTCGCCCATGGCGTCACCTGTACAGCACGAAGCGCTGGCATCGGCTGCGCTGGCATCAGCTACAGAGGGAGCCTTTGTGCAAGCTGTGCCAAGCACTAGGCAAGGTGGCTGCTGCCTCGGTGGCTGACCATGTGATTCCACACAAGGGTGATGAGGCGCTGTTCTTCGATGGGAGCAACCTGCAGTCGCTGTGCAAGCTGTGCCACGACAGCACGAAGCAGAGGGTAGAGAAGTCTGGCTCGCTGCCAGGGTGCGACGCCTCAGGGATGCCGCTAGACCCGAACAGTCACTGGCACCGATAGGCTGCGCCTATCGATTAGGGGGAGGGGTAGGTCGAAAGTCCGAGCCCTTCCGTAGCAATACCGGTCTCGCCCCTCCGTTTCAACGCTAACCCGGAATTTTCCTCCAGAACACATAGGCCCACGCTATGAAACGCAAACGCTCCGACAGCGCCGCGGCTGCCGTTGAGGCGATGCGTGCGGCTGTGGATGTAATCGCCCCACCTGCTCACCTGAATCTGCGCGAACGCGACCTGCCGTTCTGGGCTGGCGTTGTGCGCGCACGCGCGCGAGAGGACTGGACGGATATCGATCTTGCTCATGCTGGAAACCTAGCACGCTGCATGGCTGATATCGAGCGCATCCAGACTGAGATTGATATCGAGGGCGACACGCTGACCAATGATCGCGGTACGGTCGTGATGAACCCGAAGCACTCGCTGCTAGAAACACTCAGCCGTCGCAGCATTGCACTATGTCGTTCGCTACAGGTTCACGCTCACGCCGTACAAGGTGACAGCCGCGACCAGCAGAAGAAGTCCAGCACCCAGCGCAAGGCTGCTGCCGCTGTTCAGGAGGCTGACGACCTAATCGCTCAGCCATTGCACTGATGGCGCGCAAGATGACCCGCGGTGAGCGCGTGATAGCGTTCATCGAGGGCTACTGCCGCGTGCCAGAAGGGAAGCTGATCGGCCAGCCAATCAAACTGGCAGCTTTCCAGCGCAAGTTCCTCCTGGATATCTACGACAACCCGGCCGGCACGAGTACGGCATACCTGTCGATTGCGCGTAAGAACGGAAAGACGGGCTTGATCGCGGGAATCCTGCTCGCTCACCTGGTCGGCCCTGAGGCTGTACAGAACAGCCAGATCGTCTCAGGCGCCATGAGTCGGGAGCAGGCCGGTATCGTTTTCAACCTCGCGGTGAAGATGATCCAGCTCAACCCGAAGCTGGCTGAGATCGTCCACATCGTGCCGAGCGGCAAGAGGCTGATCGGGCTGCCGCGCAATGTCGAGTACAAGGCGCTCGCGGCTGAGGGCAAGACCACCCACGGGCTTTCACCAATCCTTGCCATCCTCGACGAGGTAGGTCAGGTACGCGGGCCACAAGATGACTTTATCGACGCGATCACAACAGCCCAGGGTGCGCACGATGCGCCGCTGCTGATCGCTATCAGTACCCAGGCAGCCACCGACGCGGATCTGTTCAGTGTCTGGCTTGACGATGCGCAGAAGTCGAAAGACCCGCACATCGTCTGCCACCTGTACGCAGCGCCGGCTGATGCCGACTTGCAGGACACGAAAGCATGGAAGGCCGCCAACCCGGCCATTGGCCTGTTCCGCTCGCTTCCCGATATGGAGAAGCAAGCCGAGCGCGCGGCCCGGATGCCCAGCTCCGAAAACACCTTCCGCAACCTCTGCCTTAACCAGCGGGTATCGACGGTTTCCCCGTTCGTCTCGCTGGAGGTGTGGAAGTCCTGCGGTGGCGAGCCTGCCCCGCTAGAAGGCATCGAGGTTTACGGCGGTCTTGACCTGTCAGCGCGTACCGACTTGACGGCCTTCGTGCTGCTGGGCCGGGACGCTGAAGGCACCACCCACGTCTACCCGTTCGCCTGGACGCCAGAGCAAGGCCTGCACGACCGCGCAAGGCGTGACCGGGTGCCGTATGACGTTTGGGTCCGTGAGGGCTACCTGCGCACCACGCCGGGCGCCACGGTGGACTACGGGTTCGTCTGCGCGGAGATGGCCGAGATTCTTGGCGGGCTCGACGTTGCGGCGATTGCCTTTGACCGCTGGCGAATCGACCTCTTCCGCAAGGAAGCCGAAGCGTTGGGCCTGGAGTTCCCGCTGACCGAACACGGCCAGGGCTTCAAGGATATGTCTCCCGCGCTCGATGCGCTGGAGGCCGAGTTGCTCAACGGGCGCATTCGCCACGGTATGCACCCGGTCCTGACCATGTGCGCCGCGAACGCGGTAATCACCAAGGACGCGGCGGGCAACCGCAAGCTGGACAAACACAAGGCCACCGGACGGATTGACGTCATGGTTGCTCTAGCAATGGCTATCGGCGTTGCCGGTCATCCTGACGAAGACCGGATAGACCTCGACTCCTTCTTATCTGACCCTCTGGTGCTCTGAATGGGACTTTTCTACAGCCTCCGGGGCTTCTTTCGATCCCCTGGCGCCCCAACGCGCGACGCCGGTACTCAGAGTGGCATGCCTGGCGGGTACGGCAACGAAGCGGCCGCCGAGGTCACCTTCGACTCCGCCATGCAGATCAGCCCGGTATGGGCGGCGGTCAAGCTGATATCCGAAACCATCGGATCGATGCCGTTCAACATTTACGAGGTCGGCCCGGAAGGCAGGAAGATCGCGACAGCGCATCCGCTGCACCGGGTTCTGACCCGTAAGCCGAACCAGTACCAGACAGACGTCGAGTTCTGGGAGTCGATGGCGCTCAACCTCGCGATCAGTGGCAACGCCTACGCGATCATCCAGCGACTGGGCAATGAGATTGTCGGCCTATTGCCCGTCTCGTCCTCTCAGGTAGAAACGTCGCTGCTCGACGACGGAACGGTGATTCACACCTACACGACCGGCGCCAACGTCAAGGTCTACAGCGACCGCTCGATGTGGCACGTCAAGCTGTTCGGCAATGGCATTGTCGGGCTCTCTCCGCTCAGCTACGCACGAAACAGCATCGGCATTGCCATCGCTGCGGATAACCGCGTCTCGCGCGTCTACAGCAACGGCGCGAAGCCGTCGGGCGTGTTGACCATCGACAAGACGCTGACCGAGGCGCAGCGCGCCCAGGTTCGCAGCTCGTTTGCAGGGCTTGAAGCCGGCAACGATGACCGCTTGTTCGTGCTTGAGGCTGGCATGCAGTACCAGCAAATCAGCATGACACCGCAGGATATCCAGTTGCTCGACTCGCGGCGGTTCCAGATTGAGGACATCGGCCGATTCTTCGGCGTGCCTTCGATCCTGCTCAACCAGACGTTCGGCCAATCCAGCCTTGGCAGCAACGTCTACGAGATCCTGGCCGCGTTCTACAAGCTGAATCTCCGTCCGTATCTGGAGAAGTTCGAAGCGTCTGTGCCGCGCTGGCTAATGAGCCCTGATGAGGCGGTTCGCTACGAGTGCGAATTTGACTTTGACGCCGCGTTGCTGCGTGCCGATCTCCAGACCCGCATGCAGGCCAACCGCGAAGCAATCAACTCCGGCCAGCTGACGCCGAACGAGGCGCGCATCGACGAAGGCCGGCCATCGCTGCCAGGCGGCGACAAGCTGCTGATCCAGGGCGCCATGATCCCAATCGAAAACGCCGGGCTGAAGCCGGTACAGGAGGTTCCGAGTGGAACGCAAGAATCTGAGCCTCGGTGAATTCGAGATCAAGTTTGACGAAGCCCGGAAGGGCTTTTTTTCTGGCTACGCCTCCAAGTTCAACGGCGTGGATAGCTACGGCGACACCATTGTGCCGGGCGCCTACGCCAAGACCGTAGTCGATCGCGAGCGGCCTATCGCAATGCGCTGGAATCACACCGGTCCAGTTATCGGAAAGTGGCTCAAGGCAGAAGAAGACGAACACGGCCTGTACGTCGAGGGCGAGCTTACCCCTGGCCACTCGGTCGCTTCTGACGTTTACGCGCTGATGAAGCACGGCGCAGTCACTGGCCTTTCTATCGGTTACCGCATCCCGGCAGGCGGCTCGGAAAAGAAAGGCGATGTGCGGCTGCTCAAGCAAATCGAGCTGGTCGAGATCAGCGTCGTGGAATCACCAGCCGACCTCAATGCCCTGATTGGCGACGTGAAGTCGGCAATTGAGCGAGTCGACAGCCTGAAAGAGGCCGAAGAACTGCTCCGCAACCAAGGATTTACCCGGTCTGAAGCGTGTTCGCTGGTATCGCGCATCAAGGCCTTGGCTCACGGCGAGCGTGAGGCAGAAACGAAAACCGCAGAGATTGCGGGAATCTTCCAGCACTTCCAAATCCCGCAAATCTGAGAGAGAAAATCATGAGCGAAGAACTCAAGAGTGTTATCGAGCAAGGCCTGAAAGGCGTTCAGGACCAGCTGCAAGCCAAGATGTCCGAGTACAACGCCGAGCTGGCCAAATCCACCGGCCAGGTGAAGACCGAGCTGACCGGCGAGATTGAAAAACTGGCGGAGCAGTACAAAGGCCTGAAAGAGCAGATGATCGATCTGGCTCAGAAGCAGACCCCGGCCTCCACCGAAGGCAAAAGCGAAACTGCCGGTATGGAGTTCGTCAGCTCAGAGGCTTTCAAGTCGCTGGTATCCGGCCAGCGTGAAAAGGTCCGCCTGGAAGTGAAGAACACCGTCCTGGCCGACGGCACTACCACCTTCCCGATGCAGCGCCCCGGCATCATCCCTGGCAGCTTCGCGCCGCTGACCCTGCGTCAGCTGATCCCGACCATTCAGGTCAACGTCAACAGCGTGAAGTCGCTGCGCGAACTGGCATGGACCAACGCTGCGGCTGAAGTCGCGCAAGGTGCAGCCAAGCCTGAATCCGCGCTGACCTTCGAAGAATACGACGTACCGATCCAGACCATCGCGCATTGGATCAAGGTGTCGAACCAGCTGCTAGCCGATGCTCCGGCTGTTGCGGCCTACATCGACACCCGCCTGCGTGACGGCCTGGCCCAGCGCGTCGACCGACAGATCCTGCTTGGCGACGGCGTTAGCCCGAACCTGTCCGGCCTGACCGATGCCGGCAACTTCACCGCTTTCACCGCTACCAGCGGCGCCAACCTGGTCGAGTCCATCAACAAGGCCAAATACAACCGCTGGGCGGTGGGTGAGACCGTCGACACTGCGGTTGTCAACCCGGCTGACTGGGCAGCGATGGAGCTGGCTCGCGAAGGCACTGGCACCGGCGCTTACCTGTACGGCGCGCCCGGCGTGAGCGGCAATATGAGCGCCTTCGGCGTTCAGATCGTCATCTCCGCCAACATGCCGGCCGGTCAGTTCCTGGTTGGTTCGCTGCGCAATGCCGCGACCATCTATCAGCGCCAGGGCGCCGTGGTCGAGATGGGCTTCGTCAACGACGATTTCACGAAGAACCTTGTCACAATCAGATGTGAAGAGCGTCTTGGCCTCGCTGTCGACCGTCCGCAAGCCATTATGTATGGCCCAATTACTGCGGCATAAGTCGTAGTCTGCTTGACACAGCCCTAGCGGATTGAGGGCTGTGTCTTTCTATTGTCGTGCTATACTTTGCTCGTAACTTGTTTCCGAGCAATGCGCATGGTTGACATAGAAAAAAGACGAGAGCAGCAACGTCTGGCAGCTGAGCGACGCCGTAGGAAGAACGGCATTGCCCAATGCAAAGGGGTTGAAGCGAAGTGTGAAGAATGTGGCGCTGGCTATGTTCGGCGCGGCCGGAACAGCAAGACTTGCTCTCCCGAGTGCTCCGCTGAGGCAGCCAGAAGAAGGGCAAGAGAGGCGAGCCAAAAGAGGTTGCGCGCAAAGGAGGCGCCTAAGTTTGGCGAGCCAATCGTTTGCGCTCACTGCAGCATCGAATTTCCTCGTGATGCCGCAAGGGTGATTTATTGCCCGGCGTGCCGAGCGCTACAAAAGAAGAATGCACTTCCTGCAATGCGGGACTGGCAAAACGCATATCGAAAGCCGTGGCATGCGGAAAGGATGAAGGTAGATCCGATTTACGCAATGACGATCATTGTGCGCGGCAGTATCAGAGACGCAATTTCCCGCATGGGTTACACGAAGCGCAATCGGACGTATGAAATTCTCGGTTGCAGCTGGGAATTCTTCAAAGGCTACATCGAGGCAAAGTTCCAAGATGGCATGACTTGGGAGAACCGCGGCGAATGGGAAATTGACCATATCGTTCCAGTATCTAGCGCCTCAACTGAGGAGGAGGTTTTGAAATTGAATCACTACAAGAACCTTCAGCCTCTGTGGAAGTGGCAGAACAGAGAGAAGGGGGCAAACCAAAAATGGCAAATGCCAGCGGGGTAGCCACATGAAAGCGAAAGCAACTAAGACCTTCCTGCATGACCAGCTTGGGCGTGTAGTGAAAGGCCAAGAATTCGAAGCAACCGAAGCGCAACTGGCCCCGGTCGTGCGCTTCGTTGATATCTACGAGACGAAAGTCATCCACGAGGAACCGCGCCATGGCAGTGCTGACGCTGGAAGAGATCAAAGCGCACCTGCGAGTGGACGGAAGCGCCGAGGACGCGCAGCTGACGCTGCTGGGTGAGGCCGCCGAGGACTATGCATCGCAATACCTTAACCGCTCGCTGCCCTGGCTGGATGATCTAGGCGCTCCGGTGCCGGTTCCTGCCTCGATTCGGGCGGCGCTGCTGCTGGTCGTTGGCGATCTGTACGAAAACCGTGAGGGCGCCTTCGTTGGCGTGTCGCGCGTCGATAACCCGACCGTTGAACGCCTGCTGCACTTCTACCGCGTAGGGCTAGGCGTATGAGAGCCGGCAAGCTAAGGCACCGCTGCAGCCTCCAATCTGAGCAAAGCATTCCAGACGGCATGGGCGGCCGCATCGAAGGATGGGCAGAGATTCGCCCGGTCTGGTGCGAAATCACCACGCCAACGGGTCGCGTCTCGAATGTGGCGCAGCAGTTAACTGCCGTGGTGTCTGCGGAGATCCGAGTGCGTCCGTCTGCTGACTTCGTAGCGGGTCGCCGGCTGGTGAATGGCGCTATCACTTACCGGATAGAAGCGGTCCTGCCAAGCAACGAGCGCGACATGATGCAGTTGCTGTGTTCGAGCGTGGCAAATCCGTAGGAGTGCGCATGGCTAGACGATCAAGCGTAAAGGGTGACTTCAAACTTCGCGGCGTCCTCCGCCGCATCGGCAACCAGATGGAGTCGGACCTGCGCCCAGCGATGCAGAAAGCGGCTGATCTGGTGCTGGAGACGCAGCGGCAGCTCATCCCGAAAGATACCGGCGAGTCGGCGGCAGCACTTGAGGCATTCGTCTCGAAAAGTGGCCTCGACGCGCAGATTGGTATCAGGGGCAAAAAGAAGTCGCGCCGTTTCTTCTTCCTGCGCTTCATTGAGTACGGCACCAAGGGCCGCGAAGGCAAGGCCGGCAAGAGCCCGACGAACAAGTCTGACGGCTCCAGCTTCTTCGGCTACGCGCCCGACATTCCAGCGCGCCCGGCGCACCCGTTCATCCGGCCATCCTACGACCTAAACAAAGACGCGATCCGCAAACTGTTGAGCGAGGCGATTGCTTCGACTCTGGACAAGGCGGCGAGGAGTGCAGATGGCTGACCCAGCGATACCGCTCCAGGCCGCGCTATACGCCCGCCTAAGCGACGAACTCAGCGTGCCGGTATACGACGCCGTGCCAATGGGCACTGCGCCGCCATACGTCACGATAGACAGCGAGCAGATGACCAATTCGAGCGTCATCAGCGGCCGCAAACGCGCCAACCGATTCATCTACCTGTCCGTCTGGAGCAATTACCGAGGGCAGGCCGAAGTGAAACGCATCAACGCCGAGATCGAGGCGTCGCTCGATGAGCGCCCGCTGATTCTCAGTGATGGTCGGGCCGTATCGGTCCGCATCGAGCGCATGAGCACCAATCGAGACGCCGACGGCGTGACCTTCCAGGGTTCCGTGACCGTTCGAGTCATTACCCAGCAGTAACCCAACCCCAACCCTGCCGCACTGCGGCCACATCCAATGTCCTTTGGAGGACTACCCATGCCCGTAAATACCGCAGCCGGCGCCGTCTTTAGCATCGGCACCAAAGCCCCGGCAAATGACGCCACTACCTACGCCGCTGACACCTACGTCGCGGTTGGTGAGGTCGAATCGATCGGCGAATTCGGCGACGAAGTTTCCGCTTCCACCTTTACCGCCTTGGCGAACCGTCGCGTTCGCAAGTTCAAGGGCACCTATGACGCTGGCGATATCCAGCTGACCGTAGGTTTCGACTCCGGTGATGCCGGCCAGACCGCGCTCAATACCGCCCTGAAGGACGAAGGCTCGACCGACTACAACTTCAAGATCGAGTTCGAGGACGGCGACGTTTTCTACTTCTCCGGCAAGGTCATGTCCCGCCGTATCTCTGCCGGCTCGGCCGACGAGATCGTCAAGGCGAACATCTCCATCGCGATCGGCACCGAAGTGCTGGAAATCCCGGCCCCGTAAGCCGATTAGCGCGGCTCAACCGGGCCGCGCCCCCCCCTTGAATTCTGGAGCAACCCATGACAAGTAAGACCCTGTACGGCAAGACCACCGTGACCGTTGGCGAGTTCGAGTTCGAACTGGAACCGACCCTGGCCGCTGTCCGCAAGATCGAGCAGCGTTTCGGCGGTCTGCGCCCGGCGCTCGACGGCCTCGGCTCGCTGAGCGTGGATGTGGTAAGCCATATCATCGTTGCCGGCGCGAACCTCTCCCCGAAAGAGTCAAAGGAAGTGCCAGAGGCCGTTTTCGCTGCTGGCGTGGCTGACGTGACCGCCCAGGTCGTGCCATATGTTGTTGCGTTGCTCAACCCGTCTGACGCCAAGCCAGAGGAAGAGTCGGGAAACGTAAAAAAGACTCGGACAAGCAAAGCGCCGTAAAGGACGGCTCATACGTCGACCATCTCTACGGGCTGGCCACCGGCTGGCTCGGATGGGCGCCTGCCGTGGCGTGGTCGACGCCGATCCCTGAAATCCTGCTCGCGTATGAGTCAAAGATTCAGTTCCTGCAAGCCACCAATCCGTTCGGCGGCGGCAAGAAGGAAGACGATGGCAGCGCGCGCAAGCCCGAGCAGATGAAGGCGCTGCTGCGCGGTGCTGGGAAGTAGTGCTGGCCGTCTGCTACATTGGCCCTTTCTTATGGGGAGGGGCAGGGATGCGAGTCATAGCAATTTTGAGTCTGGCGGCTTTGATAGTCGGCTGTAGCCCGAAGTATCACGTCGAAGACTGGGCCGGGGCGGCTCCGGCAATGAAACGCCACGGTGGTCCGGTTTGCCTGCTGCCAGGTCCGCTGCCGGCTGAAGTCGAGTCGACTCTGCTTGGCCGCGCCAGGTCAAGCCAGCATTGGTATGGCGGTTACGCTGGTGTCCACGCTGGCGTCGCGCAGGCCGCTCGTGACCGGGGAGCGGATGCCGTTGTTGATCTGCATTCAAGGCAGCGAATGGGGTTCATCGCTTTTGCGAGGCCTGACGCTTATGGCTGGGCCGTAAAACTGAAAGACCCGTCATCGTTCGACTGCATTGCGCTTGGCGGGAAGATAGACCCAGGCGCGGCAAATACTAGTCTGGCGAGGGCTCCAGCGGTTACTGGGGGTGGCGCTTATGACGAATGCATGTCCCGCGTCATGCGGATCACTGACCCAGCACTACGTCTGCAGTCTATGGCTGCGTGCGATAGCGCAAGGTAGGAGGGCGCATGAAGATCATAGGCGGTTCATTCGGCACTCGTGGTAGTGCGTACATTGCCCATAAACAGCTGGTGGTCGAGGGCGCAAGGAAGGCTTACTACGAGCCGCCGCAGGTTCAGCGCGTCCAGACCCGAATCGATGCGGAGCGCCGCTTCGGCCTGATCGGGGCGGTGGTTGCCGGGTTCATTCTTGCCGTGGTCGGCTGGTTCATCCTGGCAATATTTGGAGCGCTTATCGGCATAGCAATCGCGGTTGCTGGATCGTTCTACACCAGCAAAAAGAACATTGCTGAGCTGACTTTTACAGATGGATCAACTCTTTCCCTTGAATGCACGCCGCGGGCCATAGACAAGCTGGTCAGATTCAACTCAGGCGGATAGACGCCAAACGACACCAGAAGCCTCGCTAACTGCGGGGCTTTTTTTTGCCCGGAGAAAAGTGAAATGGCCCAAGACATTCAAGGCATGCTCGTCAGGATCGAGGCGACCACAGCGCAGCTTCGCCAAGAGATGAAGCGCGCCGATGCAGCCGTGGCCAATGCGACCAAGGGCATAGACCGCGAACTCTCCCTCGTCGATAAAGCTTTCGAGCGCATGGGCTTGAGTGCTGAAAAGTCCAAGCGCGTCGCCGTATCTGCCATGAAGAACATTGGCACAGCTATCGGCGCGGCAGCGGCTGCCGGTGCGGCAGGACTTGCAACCCTCGTCGTAAAAACCGCCGAGTCAGCCCGCGAAATCCAGAATATGTCGCGCGTTGCGAACGCCTCGACAACCGAGTTCCAGCGGTATGCAGCGGGCGCGAAGACCGTAGGCATTGAGCAAGACAAGCTCGCTGACATCCTGAAAGACGTGAACGACCGCGTGGGTGACTTCCTGTCCACTGGCGGCGGCGAGATGAAGGATTTCTTCGAGAACATCGCGCCGCAGGTTGGTGTGACTGCCGAGCAGTTCCGCAAGCTCTCTGGCCCGCAAGCTCTCCAGCTTTTCTATAGCAGCCTGGAGAAAGCGAATCTTTCCCAAGCCGAAATGACCTTCTACATGGAGGCGATGGCGAACGACACGACCGCGCTAATCCCTCTTCTGAAGAACGGCGGCGCTGGGTTTAAGGAGATGGGAGACCAAGCGCAGGCAATGGGCGCTGTTCTGTCTGACCTTGAGATCAAGCAGCTAGAAGAATTCACCCGCTCAACCGATGAGATGAAGCTGGCCTTTCGCGGGGCTAGCAACCAGATCACAACCGACCTGCTGCCAACCATCAAGGATCTGACAGGGCTGCTGAAAGATCCGGCCACGGTAGATGCGGCGCGTGTCATGGCTAGCGGCGTCGGGCAGGCTCTGGTGTACATCGTTGAGCGATCCGTTGATGCCATCAATTGGATGCGCCGTCTTAAGGGCGAGATTGCTGACAACGATATCGCCTTGCTTGAGGCTGAAATCAAGCGCGTTACCGGGATGCTCGATGGCAGCGTTCTGGACAGAACTATCCTGTTCGGGCGCGATGGCGTCGTTGAGTATTACGACGATGCCGAGTTGAACGCGGAGCTGGTGAAGCTTGTAGTTGCCGTCAACAAGGCAAAGGCAGAAGCGGCGAAGGGGCCGGTCAAGATCGATATTGAGGCGCCGAAGCTAGACGCTCTGCCTCCGACATTGCAATCCACAACCACATCTGCTAATGGCGCAGCCAAAGCAATCGAGAAAGTCGACAAGGCTCTCGACGGCGTAGACGCAGACGGACCAGCCAAGGCCATCAAGGAATTCAAGGATCGCTTTGATGACCTGCACGACAGCCTAAACCCGGCTGAAGTGGCGGCGCGCAAGTACGCTGATCAGCAGAAATTCTTGAATGAGGTCATTGCGCACGGCGGCGAAAATGCCGTTAAAGCAGTTCGTGACCTAGAGTTGCTGCGCGAGCAGTACGAGGAAAACACCCGCGAGACTTCCCAGTGGGCGCAGCTTACCGAGGAAGCCTTCGAGCGCGTGTCCGAGCGCGGCGCCGATATGTGGGAGGGCTTCTTCGAGTCCGGCAAGTTCTCGTTCGATAGCCTGCTCGACGTTGCACGGCGCTGGGCGGCGGAAATGGCGAACGCGCTGACTATCAAGCCGTTGCTGACGAGCCTCGGTAACGCGGTGCTCGGCACGAACACAGCAGGCGGTATCGGTGATGTGTGGGGCTCGCTGCTCGGTGGCGGATCAGCTTCTGGCGGAGGTGGGATTGGTGGTGCGCTGCAGGCCGCGAACACCGGTCGAGGGCTGATCTCCAGCTTCGGTACTGTCCAGAGCTTGTGGCCTGCCTTGCAGGGCGGCTGGGGTAGCGGTGGCTTTGGCGGTATGCTGAGTGCTGGCGGCAGTGCGCTCGGCAGCATGTTCGGGCTCGGTAGCGGCGCTGCGGGCTCAATGGCTGCAGGCTCCACTGCGGCGGGATATGGTGGCGCTGGGTATGCGCAATGGGTGGCTGCGCAGAGTGCGGGCAGCACCGGTGCGGGCGTTGGTGGCGGCATCCTGTCGTCCATGGGCGGCATGCTCAGTAATCCGGTTACCTGGATCGTTGCCGGCATGATGGCCAGCAATAAGCTCTGGGATGACGGCGTTCGCATCAGCGGCAAAGACACCTCCAAGCTCAACACTGGCAGCCGCGGTGCCGTTGGTGACGTGGCCTGGGCGCCGTTCACGGCTGGCTCCTACGCCGTCGAGTTAATGGACAAATCGCTGTCTTTCGTCGCCGATCCGCTGAACCTGTTCGGCGACAAGATGGACAAGCTGGTTGCGGTCCTGACCGGCTCGCCGGTCACGCAGGCCATCACCAACTTCATCGGCAAGGGCCTGTTCGGCGGCGGTTGGGAGGTCAAGAACTACGGCCTGGCCCTCGGCGCAATCAACGGCGGGCTGACCGGCCAGGCGTACCGGGACGAGAAGAAAGACGGCGGGTGGTTTTCTAGCGACAAAAAGCGCACCCGCTACAGCGCGCTTGACCCCGAGACGCTGGCCGCATTGCAGGACACGTTCGACGCGACGAAATCCGGGGTCGCCGGAATCTTCGAGGCGCTGAGCTTCAACGTCGAGGAAGGCTCGCTGGCTGGCCTGCAACTGGCCCGCGAGAAAATCAGCACTAAGGGCAAGACCGAGGAGGAAATCAAAGAGGCTGTAGGCGAGTGGTTTGAAAAAGCCGCCAACTCGATGACGGCTGAACTGAACCGGGTATTCAACACCGGTCTTGACCTTGACCTTGACGGGATGCAGGCGTTCGTCGGCAACCTCCTCGGCGTCAACGACGTGCTGCGCTATCTCGATGTGGGCATGTATGAAGCCAGCGTGGCTGGCGGCAAGCTGGCTGAGGCTCTGTCGCTCGCGGCTGGGGGGCTAGATGCCCTGGCAGCCAACTCGCAGACCTACTACGCCGCGTTCTTCAGCGAGGCGGAAAAGGTCGAGGACACCATCGACTCCATCAAGCGGACTTTCGAGACCGCTGATGTAGAGTTGGCGAGCAGCCGGCAGGCTTACCGAGAGATGGTCGAGGACATCGACCTGACCACGGAAGCGGGCCGCGAGATGTTCGCCACGATGATGGCGCTGTCCGGCCAGGCTGCGCAGTATTTCAGCATCGTTGAACAGCAGGCAGCACAGAAGGCAGCAGAGGCGACGGCGCTCCTTGTGGGTGCAGTCGACAAGTCCTATGCAGCCCTTCAGCGGTCCATTGCGGCTCAGCAGCGCGACCTTCAGGAGTCGGCCGGCAAGGCTGCTAACAACATTAATGCGCTGACAGGCATCGGCAATTCGCTGGATGCAGCGCTCAAGCGGTTGCGCGGCACATCGGACGAGACGGTCAAGTCACTTCGTGCTCAGGCGGTGATGACGCTCAACAGTGCGCTGGTAACGGCACGCGCTGGCGGGTCGCTGGCTGGCTTTGCCGGCCTGCAGGATGCGCTCAACGTCGCGTCGGAACTGGACACGGCTCTTTATGGCTCACTCGAGCAATTCGAGCGGGAGCAGGGGCGCACGGCCAATCTGATCGCTGAGTTGGAGAAGGTCAACGGCAAGCAGCTGACAGCCGAAGAGGAGCTTCTCAAGAAGTACGAGACGCAGCTTTCGAAGCTGGACGCTCAGCTGGCATTCGCTCAAGCGCAACTGGACGCGCTCAACGGCGTTGACTCGTCGATCCTCAGCGTAGCCGAAGCCATCCAGGCGATGAACACCTCTGTGGTGGCCGCACTGGCTGCAATGGGTGGCGACACCGGCAAGAACGCCACGCCCGGCAATGTTGGCACGCTGGCCGATTCGGTGTACCGCTCCGTGCTGGGGCGCGAGGCTGATGCGGGTGGGCTGGCCTATTGGCAGGGACAAGTAGCAAGCGGCGCGATCCGGCTCGATCAACTGGAACAGGCCATCAAAAACGCAGCCAGGGAGAACGGAGAGATTCCGGCGTTCGCCTCTGGCGGCTTCCACTCGGGCGGTATGCGCCTTGTGGGCGAGCAAGGCCCGGAGCTTGAGGTCACCGGCCCGTCGCGCATCTACAGCGCCAGCCAGACGGCGGCGATGTTGGGCGGGGGCGACTCAACCCGCGCACTGGCGAGCCTGCAGCAGTCAGTCGAACGTCAGGGTGATGCCCTTCGATCCATCGCCAAACACACCATGCAAACAGCCAAGCGCGTCGAGTTTTTGGAGCGCTGGGATTACGACGGCCTGCCAACTGAGAGGGATGTGGCATGAGGATAATCAAGCCGGTCGAGTTCGACCCGAGCGAAGGCAACTTCTCTCGGGCCAGCACCGGGACGTACTTCGACAAAGACGGCGTGCTACGGACAGCCGCCGTCGATGAGCCGCGCTGGAACTACACGCTTGGGGATGGCGAGTGGGTGGGGCCGGAGTTGTTGGTGGAGGAACAGCGGAGGAATTTGCTGACGTATTCGGAGGATTTCGGGAATGCGGCGTGGCTCCTAAGTGGGCTAGGGCTTGGCGATAAAGTAGTTGCGCCAGACGGCAGTTTGTCAGCGACTAAGCTAGTGCCTACAGCTGGGGCGGGCAGCCATTTTACGACTAGAGGATTTACAGTCGCTGACAATACAACAGTCACGCTGTCGGTCTTTGTAAAAAGAGGGGAATACAGATATTTCGTGCTGCAAGGAAAAACAAAAGACAATCAGTACCCTGCCGCAAGTTTTGATCTTGACTCTGGCATTACCCAGCATGGGAGCACAGCGGGATCGGCTACATCAGGAATGGAGCTGACGCAAGAGGGCTTTTACAGGTGCTGGCTGACGTGGAACGTATTGTCGGGGGCATCCGGTATGCAATTTCTTATGTCTTGTCGTGGAGACTCCAGCTCGCCAAGCGTTTTCTTTACAGGCGACGGCATCTCCGGCCTCTACATCTGGGGCGCCCAAATCGAAGTCGGCGACAGACCGACCTCTTACATCCCCACAACCTCCGCCCCCGTAACCCGCGCCGCCGACATCCCCGGCCGCATCGTCACCAACGTGCCCGAAGACGACGCGCCTCTCTGGGTGGCCGGCACCTACGACCAGGCTGATCGCGTCATCCAGAATCACCACGTTTACGAGGTGCTGGCCGAAACAACTACCGATTCTCCGACCGCCGGCCTCGCCACCGACCCACCGACATGGCTGGACCTAGGCGTCACGAATCCATGGCGCGCATTCGACGAGAAGATCGGCACCGTAACCAGCAACCCCGAGGCCATCCGGTTCAGCATCCGCGCCGACCAGACGATCAACGCGCTCGCCTTTTTCGGCGTGGATGCGGGCAGCATCCGTGTGACAGTCACCGATCCGTCGCTGGGGCGCGTGTTCGAGCACGAGGCCACCCCAGTCTCAACGGATGGCATCGACAACTGGTACCAGTACCTGTTCGCGCCAATCGAGTTAGTCGAGGACTTCGTGGTACTGGACGTCCCTGCTGGCACCTACGGGACTATCGACATCAGCATCGACAAGCCGGGCGGTGAGGCCAAGCTGGGCGCGCTTGTGCTTGGGCAAACATCGACCCTCGGCGTAGCGCTGTATGGCACCTCGATTCGGCTCCGGGACTTCTCCCGCAAAGAGCGCGACGACTTCGGCAACTTTGTGATTCAAGAGCGCGACTTTTCGAAGGTCGCGGAGTTCGACGTGGCCGTGGACACCGCCAACATCAGCGCCGTACAGCGCACGGTAGCCCAATACCGGGCCAAGCCCGTCGTGTGGATCGGCGAGGCGGCTTATGAGAGCACGATCATTTACGGCTTCTGCACTGACTTCGGCGTGAGCATCAGCGGGCCGACGATATCTGACGCAACATTTTCTGTAGAGGGGCTAAATTAATGGCCGTACCAACCGTGACACCCTTGCCGACACCGCCTAACCGGACCTCCGGGGCGGGCGTGTTTGCTCCGCGAGCCGATATTTTCTTCGGTGCGATGCCGCAGTTTCAGACGGATATGAATACGCTCGCCACCTACAGCGGGCAACAGGTGTCTCTGGCAGATACGGCAAGGATTGCGGCTGAGCAGGCCAAAGCGGCGGCCGAGTCGGCACGCTCGACCGTCGTTACCCGCGCCAACGAGGTAGCCACCAACACTAATACCGTCGTCGCCCGCGCTGACGAGGTGGCCGCCAACACGCAGGAGGTCGCCAATAACACCCAGCAGGTAGCCACCAACGCGCAGGCGGTAGCCGATGCGCTGGCATCCATAGCTGACGGGCCGGTGACTAGCGTTAACGGAAAAACCGGAGTCGTCTCGATTGGAGCTTTAGAGCTGCTTCCGGCTATAGCTGGCAATGCTCGGCGCGCATTAATCGTAAATGGTGACGGTACCGGCGTGGAGTGGGGCGAGACCGGACAAAAAATCGGTGACGTGCTGGTTACCGCCAGAAACCCAGGGGCAAGCTACTTACCAGCAAACGGCTCTATCTATCTACAGTCAGCATATCCGGCGCTTTTTGCAACGCTCGGACTTCTTGGCGCCGGTATAGGTGACACGTGGATATCCCGGGCTTCAATCCCGTCAGGCTTGCGAAACGGGGCAATGGCGTCCGGCAAGGACGGCGTGGTTGTCGCAGCTGTAGCAAATACCATTCAGCGCAGCACGGATAAAGGCGTCACGTGGGTGTCGATAGCCCTGCCTGGTGTGACTGCGAGCCACCAAGGCTATGCTGTCGCTACGGATGGAAAAGGCGTTTGGCTGGTTACTGGGTTCGAATCAAACGCCCGGTTGTTTCGCAGCACAGATAACGGCCTGACATGGGCTGCGGTAACGATCCCAGTGGTTGGTCTTCCGAATGGCGTTACAACTGATGGCGGTGGCGTTTGGGTGATAGCGGGTAGCAGCAGCTCGAACACCTTGATCCGAAGCGCGGATAACGGCCTGACTTGGTCGACGGTGCATGCAAGCTCAAACACACCAAACGCAATCGCTACTGACCGGAACGGCACTTGGATAGCCGGGAACTGGAAGAGCATCGACAACGGCGCTACTTGGAGCCAGAAAAATACTCCCGTAGCAATGCAGGGCATAGCTACAGACGGAAAGGGCGTATGGGTTCTAGTCGGCTCGAACTCGTCAAACGGCGGCCTTCGGCGCAGCACAGACAAAGGTGAGACGTGGGCAACGTTCACGGCGCCAGGCTTCCTCACCACTGAAACCATCTACTCCATCACGACAGATGGGGATACATGGCTTGTCGGTGGATCTGCGGGCAAGGTTTGTAGAGGCACAAACAGCGCTCAGGACTGGTCAGCCGTGACGCCTGGATTTGGCTCTTCGGAGCTGGTCCACGGCCTAGCGTTCAGCGGTGGAACTGCCATCGCTGCCGGCAATGCTGGGCTTGTGCGGGCGAGTAACCCGACGTACCTATACGACACCGCGACTCAGTTCAAGCTGCCCGATGCCGGAACAATCAAGGGGCTCACCCCGTACATTAAAGCCTTGGAGGCCGCATGATCCTTTATCAGTGGGACGCGAGCGGCGTCTTTGTGGGAAGCGTAGGGGCAGACCCGGCAGGCGCATTGCCGCAGCGCAGCACGCCAACCGCACCACCTGAAACAACAGGCGAGCAGGTAGCGCAGTGGACCGGCAGCGGGTGGCTTGTGCTCGATGAGCGACCAGGGCCGGAGCCAATGCCCGAACCCGACTGGCCTAGCCTGATCGCCGACCGCCGCTGGCAGGCCGAGGTGGCGGGTATCGACGTTGGCGGAATGCACATCGACACCGGCCGCGACAGTCAGGCGCTCATCACTGGCGCGACGGTTCAGGCCATGCTTGACCCGAACTACTCGCTGCGCTGGAAGACAGTGGCCGGCTTCGTTGACCTGACGGCCGAGCAGATCATAGGTGTGGCTACCGCAGCGAGGGCGCATGTGCAGGCTTGCTTCAACCGCGAGGCCGAACTACTCGACGCACTAGCGGCTGGCACCTTCACGCCCGAAATGCTCGACCAGGGCTGGCCAGCCTAAACGACCGCGACACCATGACCCGCTTCGGCGGGTTTCTTTTTGCCTGAAGGAAAGCCAATGCTCACCGAAACGATTCGCCGCGAGGCCATCCTCCCGGCGCTCGCGCTACTCCCTGCGCGCATGAATAGCCAGGCTGCCGTAGCGCTGCTGCTCGCAATCGGCTTGCAGGAATCCCGCCTAACCCATCGCCGCCAGATCGGCGGGCCAGCTCGCGGCCTTTGGCAATTCGAACGAGGCGGCGGCGTGCGCGGCGTACTGGAACACCCGTCCAGCAAGAAGCTAGCCGCTGCCGTATGCGAGGCCCGAGGCGTCGAGCCAATCGCCAGCCGTGTCTATGACGCGCTCGAAGATGACGACGTTCTGGCAGCCGCCTTTGCTCGCCTGCTGCTCTGGACTGACCCCAAGCCACTGCCTGCAATCGGTGACACGCAATCCGGCTGGGATCTCTACATCCGCACATGGCGCCCCGGCAAACCGCATCGCCACACCTGGGACGCGCTCTACGCAACCGCAACCGAGGATCTGCCATGTATCGCCTGATCATTGCCGCCTGCCTGCTGCTCACCCTCCAAGGCTGCGCCGGCTCGCTCGCCTCCTACTACTGCGGGAAACCAGCCGTAGACCGTGCGGCATATCGTGCCGTCATGGATACCCGGACGGCCCCGCACAAGGTGAGGGTCGAATGCCATGAGTGACGCATGGTTCTCCGGCGCGCTTGATCTGCGCGCGTACAAGCCGGGCGAATGGGTGCTGCTCGAACCGTTCCGCTACCGCGCTAGGGATGGCCGCGAATTCACGGTGCCGCGCTGGTTCATCACCGATTTGGCGAGCATCCCCTGGCTGGTTGATCCGCTGTTTGACGGTCTGGACCATCGCGCCGCTGGCGTTGTGCATGACTGGCTTTACTGCAGCCAGCAAATCAGCCGTGCCGAAGCCGACGAACTGTTCCGCGAGATGCTGAAAACCCTCGGCGTCGGCGGCATCAAGCGCACCCTGATGTACTCCGGGCTGCGCGTGGGCGGCTGGTATCGGTACAACCAGTGCCAAGGCGGGCCGAAGGGCGATGACTTCGCCTGGGAGTTCATGACCTCGGCAGAGCGTGAGGCGTACCGCATACGGTTTATCGCGTAGGGGGATTGGGTTGCCCGGACGGGCTAGGACGGTAGACCGGGACTCCGGCCTCCTGTGCTGCGGTGATCATGTCGCGAGTGCCTGGGCCGCCCGTGTCGAAGGCGACCACGCCATCGGGTTTCAGCTCGAGCATCTGCCGGTTCCGGATCGGACCGGCGCGCTTGCCGTACTTCTCCCATTCGGCCCGGCAGCGGGTCAGCTTCACGTCGCGGTTCAGTGCCCATTCACGAGCCCAGCGATCTGCCCCTGGCGCTTCGCCCTGGATAATCTCGCTGATGCCACGAGTGAGCAGGATGTGGTCGAGCACTTCGAAAACGCGGGCGCGGTCGGCGTAGTCGCGGCCTCCGCATACGATGATTCGGACGGGCATCGGGCATCCTCTATAATGCGGACATTATAGCGCCGCAGCTGCTGGGGGAAATCCGGGGGAGTCATTCCCCCAAACATCGCCTAGCCACCCCATGGGGCAGTGCGTGATGGCGCTAAGAATGGGGTGTTCGGGCTTGAGTGTTTCGGCGGGGTGAGGGTGCTAAACGGATTCGAAATCCGTTGTACCCTCGCGGGTACCTAGGGTTCAAATCCCTATCTCTCCGCCACTAATATAAAACCTGAAAGCCCCGCCGCACTAAGCATGCAGCGGGGCTTTCTTGTGTCTGGCGTCTCGTTTAGGACAGTTTTAGGACAAAAGAATGGCTTTCGAAGCCGCTCAATGCCGGTCTAGTCCTTCCTGAAGCCCATCATCTGCGACACGATGGTCGCCATGCTTTTGGTGTCCGAGGGAATCCAGCGACCGTAGTGCTTGCGTACCATTGTTGTGTCGGTGTGGCCGAGCTGGCGCGCGACCCATTCCGCCGGAACGTAGCTGGATAGCGCCTGGCTGGCGAACGTATGCCGGCACTGGTTGGCTCCGCGGTGGCGGACGCCGGCTTTCTTTAGATGCGAAGTGAACCAGGTGCTCACTGTTTTACCGTTCCACGGCAGGCCGCTGGTCGAGCTTCGGAACAGGAGGCGAATTGACTCTGTGCGCTTGGTTACGTTATCGCGCTGAGTCACAGTAATGGCTACGGGAGAGGCGTGCTCTGCTTCGGCCATGGCTTCACGTAACAGCTCAATGGCCGGATCGATCAGCTCTACCGTTCGCGTGCGTGAGCGCTCCTTAGGCACCTTAAATTCTCCGACTACCAGCGCGCGGCGCACCCGCAGCAGTCCGGCGTCGAGATCAATATCCTCAACTGCGAGCGCTACGATTTCTGATAGGGACAACCCGGCCCAGCAGTTGAACAGCATCATCCTCACATCTGGCCGACGATTAGGGTCCGCCGCGGCGATCAGCTCGATCTCTTCACGGGTGAACGGGTCCGCATGCTCGATCTCGGCGTCCGTGTCGATGTTGGAAATACGCTCAAGCGGATTGGTCTTAATGATCCCGTCGCTGAATGCATCGGCCCATACGCCGCGTACTACCGTGAAAATGTCGTTCACCGTCTTCGGTGACAAGCCTCCCTTGAGTAGGTGAGCCTGAAACAGTTCCAAGTCAGACTTGCTGACCTCGTTGATGCGCCGCTTCCCGAGCTTAGCTTCGACGTGACGCGCCTTGCTGACGTAGTTGACCACGGTGCTGGTTGCCTTCTTGGCACGCTGCACCTCAAGCCAGCGGTCGAGGCCTTCTTTCACCGTCCGATTGATACCTGGGCCGCCGATACCTGAGAAAGCGGCTGCCCGAGAAGATTCTGGAAAGTGTGCCGCATAGTCGAAGCGGCCTTCTTTGATCTCTGCCAGGATCGTACGACGCTTATTGTCAGCGTAGGCAACGCTAGCTTTGTTGATTTTGGCGATGCCAGGTACCGACTCCCGGCAGCGCTGACCGCGATACATGAACGAAATGCGAAGCCGCTTCCCGTTGAGTTCTACTCCGGGAGGCAGCTTCACTTCAGTCGGGAGGGGCTTCAAGAGTGGCCGCCCAGCCAGTTTTCGATCTCCACACGGTTATAAACGATTCGGTTGGCCGGATCGGTTCGCCAGTGCTTCCCCTCCAGCCAGAGGCCGTTGGACCGATACTTTCGGGCTGCTTCCTTGCTAATGTCAAAAATAGACTCCAACAGGTTCTGACGGAACCAGAGGCCCGGCGCAACCCAGGACTGATGTTTGTGAGTGTTCATATTTACCTCGTTAGTTAGGCTGACGAGATATTTATATCACCGGCGTTGGCAGCTGGAAGTCGTCTAATTGAGGGAAAATTGGAGTTGGAAGAATGAGCGTGGAGATCTGATGTTTTATGATGATTTACTGTCTGAATAGGACTGGGAATTCATGCCCTCTAGTCTAGTCGCTGTATAACTCGGTTTGGGTCAGTCGGTCAGCAGTTATGTAAGCGACTGTATTTCTCTAGTTTTCATAATAAAAACGCCTGATGCAATGTATCAGGCGTAGGGTGCTGCGCTGAATATTTCCATTCAATGCTCTTTCAGGATTTGTCTTTCATACCGCTGAGACGTTTCAATGCTTTTTTTTCAGCGAAAGCAGGTAGAACAGAATCCCCCTGCTCAATGCCAAATGTCTCTCGGTAGCAATTATGACTTCCAGCTCTTCAGAATCGGCCGCGCGGAAAGAGTTTCTGCGAAAACGGTTGTTCAAGTTGGATTCGATCGCACTCCAGTGGTGGCTTAGGGCGTCGCACCTGTACCAGGCAGGAATAGAAATGCCCTCATGGCCGATGACCTGCGGGCGGTATTTGTGAGTGGGCGCAGCAGGGTCGTTCATGTACTCATCTACTACCTGCTGAGAGTAGCTAGTCGTTACCTCGCTCAGCTGGTTTAGAAATGCCATAGGCAAGGGAATCGGGTTGGGGTTTCCATATGCGGCTCCTTTTAGTGGCTTGCAGGAGCTATTTTCCATAAAACACCGGATGCCGTGCCTCTTCTAAACCACAAAAAAGCGTAATTAGACGTAGTTGGGTAATCTTCCGAGAAAGCTTTTGTTCGGAATATCTAGACCCCTGTCGGGTTCCGACGATAAATCATTTTTGGAGTGACTGCGGATCGATCTTGCTGTGGTTGGATTGTCAGGTACTTTAAAAGCAGACTGCAGCTGAGGTCGCCAGATAATGCGGCCGGATCGGCCGGCGGTGTCCAATAACACCGGCAGTGCACCATTGCTCCGGGCTTCGGTCCGCCTCCGGCAAGGGGGGCACAACTCATTCTTTCAGTTGAGGAAAACAATATGGAAAAAATATATCAGCATGTAGAGGATATCGTCACGGTCGCAGAATTGCAGGATGGATTCTACGAAGTCGAGGTGACGGTGCTTGTACGCCGCAGTGGTGGCAGTGAGAGCGATTTTATCCGCATGCAACTTGAAAGTTACGATGGAGAGAAGAAGTGTCGACAGCTCACAGTCAAGGGTTGCCGTGATTCTGGAATGCAATGGTTTTAA